TCTTGCTTCTCAAGTAAGGAATTTTCAACATCTTTACTGTTCGCTTTTTCCGACAACGCTTTTGTAACAACTTTATTCTGTACTGCGTTTTCAGAAGTTGTGGACAATCCATCGTCAATAGTTATTTCGGGTACATTGGCAGATATAACATTATTGCCGTCAATGGTAATGTTATCGCCCGCTGTAAGTTTGTCTTGCTTTGATTGTTTCAACTGTTCAATTTCGCTTGGCGTATAAGGTTTTGGCTCTGTTCCGATTGTATCAGTGCCATACTTAACCTTTATATCCTCGCTCCAAAGTGTTGGCAGGACGGTATCAGTTTTAGTGCCGAATATACCAATTCGGAATGAGCCACTTTCAGCCATAACCTCATACGGTATAGTAACAGTATTAGATAGTTTATCTAATATAATATTTATGGGCTGACCGTGACAGCGTTTGAAAACGGCAGTAACGGCATAGTCTGTCCAAAAATCGTCAAGACCAATTTGACAAGTTTTGCCTACCGTCCCTCTTACAAATTCCTCGGCAGTAACAATGACTATATTTTTTTCGTGTACTTGTAATGTCAACATTTATATCACCTACTTTAAGCCGTTCTGCGCCACACATATGCGCCGTAATAAGGCGGCATATTGTTGTGTGACTGCCCGCCGCCTGTACTACCGGTGTTTAAAGCCGGAGACACGAGCGTGGCAGATGCCATTTCCTTACGCGCCGGGACTGCACCGACATTCCCTATTTTTGTGTTCCAAACCATGACCGCGCCGTTTTCCGTATGCGCGTGCGCCGGTATTTCGTTAACCGTCAGCGTGTGAGCCTTCTCTCCGCCTGTCGTTCCCGCCGTTTCGCCGTCGTCAATGCCCCATATAAACGCACCTTTTATTCGTTCCCATGTGCCGCCGAATAAGTCCGCTGGTGACGTTGTTGCTGTGCTTGAATATATGCTACCGATAGGATGAGCCATTAGCAACAATTGCGTTATGGATATAGAGCCTAACTGTATGCCACTTTTTAAAGTTTGAATTGCTTCGGCATTTGCGGCAATGGCTAATTCGTTTGCATTGCCCTGACCGTTGCAATCCTCTATTCCTTTTTCCATTCGGTTAAGCTGTGCGGCAGTTATTGGTGTTGCCGTACTTGGCACGTCCTGCCAGTTTGTTTTAGTATAACTTGTTGCCATTATATACACTCCTTAATTAGATGTTATTTCACTGCTGACCGTTGCTCTTAGGGCATTTATGCCCGAAACGGAGCAGTTTAAAATCGGAATAATTATTGTTCTGCCGTCCGTGGTTGTTACCTGAATATTATCGCCCGGTTCAAGAAATGGCGCATAGGTATAATCTAGATTGGCTACGACATATTTTGAATTAAGCAGATAAGGGCAAATTTTCCTAATAACTTGATAAATAAAACTGCTTTCAGTCCCGGAAGTCCCGCTCCAAAAGAGTGAGGCAAAAGCATTGTCACAAATCGTCATATCAAATTCATATGCGGGTGTTGCGTTAAATTGTCCTGCGGGGTTCGCCCACATATTCTGCCAGCTTGCGACTGTTGAGCCTGTTTCGTTTGACAGCCTTTTAACTCTGTAACAAGCATAAGCAGTGTTCTGCAAATCGTCATAGTCTACGCTGATATAATACGGTAATTCATAAATGGGTTTTTTCGGTATTTGTGACAGCAAAGGAAATAAATTACTTGACGGATAAAGTGTTTGAGACGGATAAACCAAATCTATTACATTATCAATTCGGATAAATTCAATTTCATCAGTAAAAAATAACTGTGGTGTGTTCACAAATTCTGTTTCATCAGCAAATTTATGCTTTGTAATTTTAATGTGTGCACCTAGGGCATTACCAATAAAACTCAACAATTCTGATATGAGTATTCGCTCTACCCCCGATATTATTTTAAACTTGCCAACACCAAAAAATGGGAAATTCAATTTTGTTTTTTCAATGTCCAAGAAAAACGGTGCAACATCCGAACCAATCAAAGTGCCGATAAAATCTGCAAAAGTTATTTCCGTTCCAACGGCATAACCATTATAAACACTTGCACAGTTTGAATTAAGCCGTTCGGATAGCAAACTTGATATAGTTGCCGATATTGCTTGTCTGTTATTTGTAAACCGTTCTTGTGTGATTGTACCTGTCATATAGACAATATATTCGGTGCCGATTTTTTGGTATACGGTGCAGTATTTCCCTAAATACCGTTCTCCCTCATATCGCCATTGTATTGACATCTGCGGTAAAACGAATGTACCAAACTCAAATGTGTTGCTGTCTATAACACCCTCGTTGAATTTCATACTCTCGCTTATTATTTGACCGCCCGTTATGCGTTTGACAATCTTATAATAAGTATCGCCCTCAATATCGGGGTTGTCTACTAAATCATAAATCGCAACCGTTATAGGCTTTTCTACACTATCTTTAAAGCATAATGCTTTATTTTCGGCAGATAAATCTACCATAAAACCGCCCCCTTAATATTCGATAAATGCAAGCCGCACTTTATCCATAAGCACCTCACCATTGCGAATAAGCAAGGGTGTAAATGTTATGTCGGGCATATAAAACTCCCCTTGCTCATATGTGTGTGTATCAAAACAATAGTGGATAATTTTCAGCTTTCGTTCCTTTGCGTTTATAATACCACTATTTAAGATATTTTGCAAGGACAATATCTCTCTTTCAAATAAGGGCGGTGTATTCCATTCCAGTTTTGACCTTGTGTGGGCTAAAGTGTTGCGGTGCAGTTTACCTAAATTATCTTGATAACTGTCAAGGTCTTGCCGTTGGTTCGGAGTGGAAACATAGCTTGTTAAAGATATATACTTATTTGGTATAGGTACAGCTGTGTTATCACTCGCCCTTATTACTTTTACAAAATATGTGTCAAACATATGCTCCCACTCCTAAATTAAAATGCACTTGCGCCAGTGCGCCGTTTAAAGTTATTGTTTTGGTTTCTAACAGCCGTGAATACCTCTCTGCCGTCAATCTGTACCGTGATAGGCTGACTGCCACCGCTTGTTTTCCCCATAGCGTCCACAACGGCATTATATACACCCAGTGAAACGGCTTGAACAATTTGGTCGTTATTTGCAACTGCCGTCCTGCCACCGATAGAGCCGACCATTTCAGGCTTGCCGTTTTCCCTTGTCATAAATAACTGCGCCGAATTAACAAAACCGCCACTTGCGTAGCCTTTAATTTTGCTCGAATTTTTCTTAACAAAATCATCTTTCAACACATTGCCAGATGTTGAACCGAAAATTCGTTTTACGGCTCCTGTTATAATACCTTGTGCGGCATTATATAATAATTCAACAACCTTTTTAATAGGGAATAAGACATTTACAAGGTTTTTTAAAAAAGTGCCAACGGAATGTGTCTCAAAATAATTGATGACTGATTTGCCAATGCCTTTTATCAAATCAACGACTGCATTAACAACCGCGCCACCTATTTTTTCCCAACTTTCGGGTTTAATCATAAAATCAGCTATTTTATCAAATAAATTTAAACAACTATCTATAGCTTTCTTGCCGACTTTTTCCCAATCTATGCCGTCTATAAAGTCCGCTATTGCATTGAAAATTTTCGTGTATGTTTCGGCATTTGTTATCCAATTAACAAATTCATCAGTAAAATCCAAAGCGCCAATCACTAAACCGCTAAATGTTGACCCCAAAGATTTCCAATCCAAACCTTCAATTAAATCGTTTATGCCGCCAAATAGTGTAGCCCCCAAATTGCCAAAATCAAAGTCATTTACCAATCCGTCAGCAAAGTTAATAGCCATATTAAGTTTATCGGCTATAGTTCGCCCCCATTTATTTTGGTCGAGACTGCTAATAACACCATTGATTTTCTGTGCTAACAAAGAGCCGACAGATTTCCAATCGCCGTTTTTAATGCTGCGTATAAGAGCGCCAGCAAAACCGCCTTTTACATTCACATCGGCGATTTCAAACATTTTAGAATAATCGTCACCAGCGGTAGCCGAGCCGCCCATATTGCTTGTAATATTATTGATTTCATCAAAACTCGCCAGCGCATTACGGTTAGCCTTTGCAGTTTCGTTTGCAACTTCGGCATATTCTTTTTGATATTTGATAGCCTTTTTAAAAGTTTTTTGCCCCGTAAGTGCGGCAAATATTTCAGCTAAACGGTTAGCCATATCAGCCAATCTATCAACAGCTTGCTCAATGGCTGGTGTAAAGTAATTGATTATCGGCGCTGTTGCCGCTCCTATGGCATTTTTAAGATACAGAAAACTTGTAGATAGCCTATCCAAACTATTGGCAAATCTGCCGTCAATGGCTTTGCTATACTGATATAAATTAGCCGTTCCCTCTTGTATACTCTTTGTAATGGTTTGGAATACAGATGATAACACACGGTATATCAAGAAAAATTGAATACTATCCGAAATTCTCCGCAATAGTTTATGAACGCCTGTAAGAGATTTATGTGCCTTATTGGAACGCTTAGAAATATCACTTAATGATTTTTTACCGTTTTTGCCGACTTTATCAAAACTTGCGGAAAGTTTGTTAGTAGACTTTGTAATAGGCTCAATAGCAGTGTTAATTTCTTTAATTTTTTCAGTGCTTTCCTCGGCAGAAGCAGATATTTTTTTTATACTGTCAGCGGTCTTTCCAAATTTATCTGATACGGTATCTTGCCATTCTAATTTTGGCAATTTCATATCAGATATTTTTTCAACCGCTTCTTCCACACTAGAAAAATCCCAGCCTTTTGAAAGTGTCTGCTGCAGTTTTTCAAGCTTTTTATCGATTTCATCAATCTTTTCACTTGAATTTTTTGTATCGACTTCTATGTCAATGCCAATTCTATCAACATCATATTCATTTGCCATATAATCACCACCTTAATGGTTATTATTTAATATATATTATCTTTTGCCTAAATTCTTAAAGAATATATAGGCTTTCAACCTCTCGGCTTTCAACTGTTCCTCGGTCATACATTCCTCGGATTGCGCCTTAAAATTGTCTGTAAACGGTTTTTCAGGATAGTCGGGTATTTTATTGGCTGTGTTCTTATCTGCCAGTGTAGCCACCAAAATGGACGAATTAAGGGCGTTCTTGAACCAAGCACCTAATTCCCACCGTTCTTGTGCTTTTATTTTCTGCCTTTGTTCGTAAGCCTCAAAGTCAATTTGAATTGTTTTAGGTGTAAGCCCCCAAAAGTCGGAACGCAAACCGCCTATTACTAAATATGGGAGTAACCATTCGTGATAAACCCACTCTTTGATACTCCCATACTCCTCAATAGTTTTTTGCTTTTTTGCGGTTGAGTTTATTCCTCGCTCGTTGCAGTTTCCTTTTTTTCCACCGACTGTTGGGCTGCGCGAAAAAAATCACTTTCGACAAAAGCTTCCATAAGCGGCGCACAATCGTCAAACGAGCCACCGTTTTTAAGATGTGCCATAATCTCCGCTCCTGCCTGTTCAACAGTAATGTCGCCAAACCACGCTAAAAGCGCTCTAAAAGCTGACATACTGGACTTTTTGAGAGCGGGGACACTCAGCCCTAAATCTTCAAGCTCACATATTGCATTGAAGTCAATCGCCTTGTCGAGATTGTAGTCCTTGCTATTTATTGTTATTTTTTTCATAATTAACTCCTCGGTTATAAAAAATGTTCAATCTTTGACTGATTATTTTATTATTTGTTGAGTAATGACTGCGCTTTATAGGTCGGGTCAGTCGCAAATACGGGTTCGCCAGTAGGCGTAACATAGAGGGTTGTTTCATAAAGTGCATTAGCACTCGCCTCAGGTATTCCCATATGTGCAGGCTGAATAGTCACATAAGCCGATTTATCAAATCCCGGTATATCGAAACAAAGCCAAGTTCTTTTATTTGTAGCAATCCCGGCTTCATACGCCGTAACCATAGCTTCCCAAATGTTGTAAAGTTCCTGTGTAAAGTTTGCGGATATTTCAAGCGCACCGCCAAGGTCTTTCAGCAACTGAACATAGGAAGTATATTCTGTGTTATCAAAAGTAGTAGCGTCTGCCGTGTTAGGTGACGGGTTGAATGACGGGATAGATTTTAAATCAGGTATATGCGTATAATCAGCAGTGGGTCTTGTTCCCGCCGTTGCTTCTACTGCATAAGACACTTTAATGCCTATTGTAGATAATGCAATTCCCATAGTTATAACTCCTTTATAGATTATTTATTAACAGTAAGATTAAATCTTAATATACTGTAATAGGTTGTAGTGCCGTTTTCATAGGGCGTACTATTCGTCCATTGCGCACGGCGTGTATTTAAAATTTTCGGTATGTTTTCTTTGATAGTGTTCTTAGCAAACCAATCACAAAGTTTTTCACTTAACAGACTGCAAGATTTTTGCGCACTGTATTTCTTACCGCCTATATTCATTTGATTAGCCATAACAATTATTTGCAAATAGACATCTGCGACTTGTTCGCCCTCAAATGTAGTGGCTCGGTCAAGCTCCGCATTATCCATAATGGCAAGCAAGATTTCGGGTGGGTTAGGTTTAGAACCGTAAGGATATTGTTCTTTAATGCCGATTGACATACTCAATTCTTTATCTTCGGCTATTCTGCCATTGATATAGCTCTTTAGTTCGTCTATAAGCATTTATCACACATCCTTTTCGTCTAAATACTGCTTAATGGCTTTTGTAGCTCCACCTTTTCTAATATGCTCGGCAGTGCGCCACATTTGTGCTTGCGCTTCCCAACCCTCAGAAAAGTTGTTCCCCCAAAACCAACCTTTAACATTGTTGACGGTAGCTTTTGTGTCGGGGTTATCGTAATAATATTCCCAACCATTTGTGGTGTGGGTCTTGCCTGCGCTCTCAAATGTTATTGGCTTTGTAGGCAAATTCCCCTCATAAGAACCTTTACCGACCAAACCTGTACCATATTCAAGAAATGCAACTTGTTCGCCCTCGGCGGTTATCTTTGCTTTCCCATTGCCAGTGTTTTCGGTGCTAACCATTATGCTATCACCGCTGTAAAGCGATTGAGCATAATTACTCCCATATTTGGAAATAGCTAAGGCAAGTTCGTCACTTGTTGTCTGTTTAAGCTTTTGTAATCGGTTTCTAAAACCAGTTATGCCAGTTACAGTAACCTTGCTCACGGCTCTATCCTCTCCAATGTGATTGTATAGGATATTAAGTGATTAAGAACGGCAGTAACCATAGCGTTTGCACCGTCACCGTTGATATAATTTTTATCAGCAGTATTTGGCTCGTTGCCCTCAATGTAAAGCAAATCGCCCTCATTAAATATATTGTCAAAATAAGGCTTTTTGGCTTTCATATTCCAAACTCGGCTCAACTTTTCACCATACTGCAATGTGGCAAGATAACCGCTTGCAGAATTGATTGACAAATAGTTAAAGGCAAGTTTGTATTCTTTCGGGTCTTCGTAAACTACTATGCCCTCGTCATTCTCACCTATTTTCTTGCAAAGCCATATTGACTGCCCAATTTTCATTGCTCTATCACCGACTTCGTAACAGCTTTTGCTTTAGGTGTAATAGTAGATAACAGTGTTCTTGAAATATGCGCGCTGTCAAAAGTAAAACTCATACCGTTTTCGGAATATGCCGTAACAGAAGACAAACCGTCACGCTCTAACGTTTCTTGCATTATACTACGCACAATGCTGACATCTCGGGCATGTTCCTCGGGTATCTCCATTATTGTACGGTCAAAAGGAAAGGACAGCGACAGATATAAATTCAATGAGCAGTGGTATAAATCGTCGACTTGTTCTTCCGTCAAATAGCTATACTTTTTATGGAAGTCTTCTTTCATCACACTTACTAAATCATTTACTTTCATAAGTCGCTATCCTTTCAGCGTAAATTATAGATTACTAATTAGCCTTTTTTGGGCTTAATCTTAATGCCTTTAAGTACAGCCGCTTTAAGAGTGTTCTTGAGGACAGTACCAGCAACCAGCTCAACCTCGCCTTTCTTAACTGCTCCGGGAGCGGTCATATCGGGCATATAGGTATTGATTACGTTGTTGCCAACGGGGGAAATGCCGTGGAAAGCGTCAAGCCCGAGAGCAACAGCATATATAGCGGTTGTACCCTCTGCGGCGGCTGTAGGTGTCGAGGTCGGTATAACATCAACAGTCTTTGTGCCATTGTAATAACCGCCAACATCCATAAGCGGAATATCGTTGTAAGCCTCAACGGGTCTGCCAAACGCGTCTTCGCCGCGGGTGTAATAACCAGCTCTACGGGCGGCGCTTCTTAACTTAGACAGCATTTCTCTGTTCATAAGCAACATAGAGGGCTTGCCGTCAACCGCCGAAATAACGGTATCAAGCTCATCAAGGAACGCCGAATAATTGTTATCCATATTTGCCGAGGTGGTAAGGTCTACCGCGCTTGTAAACTCATTTTCAGTACCCTCAAGAGCTTTAGCAAGTCCGCTGGTAGTGTCGTTGATAGCCTTGTTATGGAAGAAGTTGGCGGTTGCTTTAATCTTCTGCTCAGCCTGAAAAGCAAGCTCATCAACAGCGCCGCTTGTATTCTGGAGAACACGGTCAACCTCAAACGAACCACCCATAATTTCAGCCTTAGCGGTCTTTTCCTCGCGCTTAGCTTCACCGGGAGTGTACTCCGAGTTGATAGCACGAACAGCCGCGGTGGACGGGGTTTTAAGCTGAATATATCCATAAGTCAGCGTTGAACCACCTGTGCCGGGGGAAATTGCGTTGTCAAATGTCAGCGCGTCAAGCAACAGTGACGAACGTCTGAACATATCAATTATCTGCTGGTCGACTTTATCAGCCATACCAACCTTTGCTTCTGCGAGTGTAATAGCCATAGTAAAAAACTCCTTTATTTATCGTATTTTTCGTGTAGGGCTTCTACCAATGAAGCAGGCTCTACATCAAGTTTGCCATTGCCTGCGGCGGGCGGATTGACATTATTTTTAATATCCTGCGCCGCTGATTTCTTAGAGGCACTTTCCACTCTGTCGGACATAACCTTTGCAAAAGCGGACGGTGACTGTTCATTTTCCATAAGGTATTTAATTTCCTCGCTGGAAAAGCCGTTGTCAACAAGCTGTTCTTTAGCTTTGAGAGCGGCAAGTTCTTTTTCCATTGCTTGCACTCTTGCTATCTCAGCCGCAGAGGTTTCAGCCTGTTTTTCTTCCTCTGTCTGCTTTGAAGCTTTATAATCGCTATATTCTTTTTTGATAGATTTAAGCGAATTTTCGGCTTCTGTCAGTCTGCCTTTAGCGACATAATCGCCTTTTGATAGGTCGGCTAACTTCATTTTGGATATGATTTCACCGATTTCTTCGGCAGTCATACCCTCTTTGTAGGCTTCGCCTAATAGTTCTTGTAGTGTCATAGTTCCTCTTTCCTGTATCAGCCTTAATTTGTAAATCCGCAGTCGGCTCTGCGCTTGATACATTCCTACCATAAACGCTGATAGGGGAGCGAATTTATAAAAATGCCTTATTCGGCAATTTTATCATTGTTCGGGTCAATTTGCTCATTCTGAACATCTTGACTTTCGGAATTGTCCGCATTAGCCACCGCATTAAAAGCGTTGTTTTCAGCGGTTTTGCGTTCTTCCTCTTTTTTCTTGTTCACATTATCAATCCATTTTTGAGCGTCAGCACACGGGTCAAGTGACAAGTTTATATATTTAAGAATAAGTTCCTCGGGCATACCAATGTTATAAAGATTAACGGCACTTTGTGTCTTACTCAAAATATCGTCATTCGGATTGATGTTGTAGTGTATCTCAATCTGACTTGCGGTCAATTCATTAACTTTTGTTTGCGGTACAGTGTGGCAAACCGCTATAAGCTGTTTAAGTAACTTATAATCGGTCTTTTCACAGCCTATTATATCGCCTTTAATAATGGTGTAGGCATTTTCCCAACCGCCGCCTAAAAGCCTTGCTTTACCAGTATCACCACCGCTTGAAGTAACGCCACTTGCAAGCGGAACGCCCGCTATATCATAAGCCTTTGATACTCTTTGCTCATAGAAGGTATTTATATCCTGTTGACTGAATTGAATGTCAACCGTGCTGAAATCCGCGGGAGTTTCAGGATTGTTTGTTGAAATGAGAACCGCGCCGCCGGCTATCATTTGGTCTACCGTGTTTTGGTCTGCTTCGACATTCTTAAATACATACAATTTGTTGGCGTTATCATAAACACAGTCGGCGCAGTTTGAAACAACCATATTGATAGCATTAAATAGGCTTAAATTAAGTTCTATTATGCCTATACGCTCTTTGTTGAATATATGCTCTATAATCGGCAAATAGCGGTAGCTCTCGGGCTGTGAGTGTATTTCGGGCGTATTCGAACTTACAGTAATGCAATTTGGGAACGCCACATTGCTATACACGAAAACATTATCCCTTGTATAAACAGTGATTATATATCGTCTTCCGACAGTGTTAAATAACGCATTATCGGTAATATCGGCTATGTTTACGCAGAAAAGCTCTATTTCACCGACATATGACGAATATACAACAAAGTTTTCAAGCGGGCTGACACAATGCATAGCAAACGGCGCTTCGGTATCTTTGTCATAGTCTATCGAATATGTACCGTCCACATTTATAATATCAGTCCTCGGCTGAACAAATGATGTGCCTACTCCATATTTAAACGCGTCCTTTTTAATTTCCATAAATTCAGTATGAAAACCACTATCGGACAAAAAGCGGTCAAATATGTGCAAATCGTCATTGCAATTATCACTTTTATGCGAAAACTGCATTTTATCGCCCAACATAAAGTTTACTTTAAAGTCAACCTGCCGTTTTGCGTGATTTTCAACGATTTTACTGTTGTTGTTAGACACATACGGTCTTGTTTTTGCTAAAATATCCTGCTTACCCTCGTAAACATCAGAATAATATTGCATTTTCTCAATATTATCTTTATGCGCGGCAAGGCATTGATTGAGATAGTTTTTAAATACTGCAATAGTCTGTTCGGGTGTGCGTATTTCGTCGGGCTTTATCGGAATTTTTATTTTTTTAATACCCTGATATGAAAAGCTCAAATTATTCACTCCAAAAACAAAAAATGCAAAGCCACAGCTTTTGTGACCTTGCACTTTAATACTTTTAAACCCGTCTTAGGGCTTATTTGTCATTTTCTGCACCGAATAACTTATTTTTCTCTTGCAGTTCGGGCAAATAATGTTTTGATTGCTATTTTGTATGTTAAAATCTACATCAAATCCATATTTTACATAAACTTTTATAGATTTTGTATGGCACATAGGACATTCTTTTACTACCAAAACACTGCCCCCTTTTAATTCTATTATATGCAATGTTGCAAATTTGTCAAGTATTTTTTTAATTTGCTCGTCTGCGATTAAGAATTGTGATAGAATTTTGCCGTTTTTTGAAAGATAAATATTTTTGAGCGTACATTGCTATCACATCTATACTATCATCATAGGCATTGTGCGCCGTATATGAAAACGAGGTAAGGTACTTCATAAACTTGCCAAACTCTGAACCTTGCGCATATATCCCAAATTCCGGGAATACAATAGAAGACTTTATGACAGCTTCATTATCATATATTTTATCCTCTTTATGCTTATAGCTATATACTTCCGTAATATTACAATAATCTATACCTCTTTCGTAAAGCATACCGCGCAATAGTGTGGCAAGGCTTGTATCAGTGTTGCGCTCTATGTGCAATCGCGTAATGTGGTGCTGCTCTATTTTACGAATTATAGTAGGATATATCTTTTCCATAGGCTTCATTTCAAATATACAGTCTTTGAGATAATGTTTATCGCCTATGGGCAGACAAATAGCCATTGCTATATAGTTTGCGCCGGTACGCGCAGGGTCAAGCATAGCCCAACAGCTTTCCTCGTCTTTTTCTTCCTCAATATGTGGTATAGCCTTATATGTTAATAGATTATCATAGCTAAAAGCACAACCCTCAATAGGCATAGGCTCTTGCATATCCATAGCCATAAAAGTATTATAGTCGGCAAGTCTGTCAGCCCGAGCTTCCTCTGTGGTGTATTTATGCGGATATGTGCTTTCGTCAGTGTCCCAGTCAAGTTTAGGAACAGACACGAAAACTGCCTTATGCTGAGCATTAAACTTTGTGTATTTATTGATTTTACTCTGTTTAGCCGTATCACCGCCATATTTGCGCTTTATCGTAGACAGAAAGTCATAAATATGGTAGGTAGTGCCACTGAAAACCTCAAAACTGTTATTATCGTCATATTTTCGCTTTTTCCACTGGTCTTGATACCGCTCTATATCTTTTTCGTGCATATTGATATTGCCCTTGTCTTTTGACCGTGTAATATCATCGTAAAAGCGATATTTATATCGTCCACCGTCCACAGGGGTGTCTTTATTTGCCAATAGGAACGATGTGCCTTTAATACTTCCGTGGATAAGCAAGCGTGCCACTTGATTATTGCCACCCTCACGCCGAACATCAAATATTTTGTCCTTATCACCCTCAAATTGAGCATAATATGGGAAAACCTTAGCATAATTAGGCTTGCACATATATTTTACCAATTTTGCGGACATATCGGTTATCAATGAGGGATTTCCAACTATTTTTAATACATCTGCGTTTATATCTATGCCAAATATATAGGATATTAGAACGGTATCGGCATAGCTATTATGTGATACTACACCATTTGCAATGAAATTGTGCGTTTCTTCAACTTCAATGTCAACCATATCCGTTAGAGTTTCGTCAAATTCTATGCTTTTTATCTTTTGCCATACAAAGTCATTTGAGACAACATCTTTAAGCAAACCTGTTTTTTCTGAAAATTCGTCAATCCATTGTTTTTTAAAAGATGAAGTTTTCGCCCAAGATTTATTTTTTATTTTCTTCAACTCTTTGCAATGACAAACAACGCTTTTAGGATAGTTTACATTGTTTGAATATGGCGGCATACTCTTTGAAAACAACCATTCAACTCTGTTTTTCAGATTTTCTTGCTTATGATAACAATAACAGTTTTTGTATAATTTGTTTATGAACTCATCGGGTATTGTAAGATTGTAACAATCAAATGTTTTGCCCTCACACTTGCTTTTTCTATGACAATAATAAGAGTATATGCCACAAGTGCTTAAAAGTCTTTGTATGTCTTGTATAAGCCCCTCGTTAGCAAGCGATATTCCACAAGGGCTTTCACCTTTATTTATCCAACCGTCAGTAGCAAACATTATGCCGATAAATTTATATCTTTGTTTTAAACTCATTTCAAAAAACTGTTTAGGCAGTCTTTTGGTATAAGACAAATGATTTATAACGCCATAACGGGTAAGAACATCTGCCACTTTGCCATTTGCACTGTGTATTCTCACTTCGTACGCTTTTGAGGGGTGAGAAACACTATATGTTACGCCCCATTTATCAAGCACCGAAATAAATCTATCCAAAATTTCGTTCTTTTCTTTGATAAATCTAAATCTTGCCTGTTTGCAATGCCCATCAAAAATCATACAAGTGACAAAAAACAGTTCGTCTTCGTCAATTTCATAGCCATAATTCAATGGCGAGCAGATTTCAAAAAGATAATCGCTAATGGTTATATCTTTACACATTTTATAACCTTTGTCGGTGTACAATCTATGCTCGGGACTGCAAATTATCTCTTTGCCATTATTAAGCCTAATTTTGATTTGCTTTTTTTCTGTATTCCATTTATTCGTTATTCGCCTTACGACAGGTTTGTTTTCTTTCATAGAATACACAAAATCGCCAATATTAACATTTTTGATAGGTTTATAACCCTGTGTGGTTAAAATAGGCGTATCAGCTTTTAGGCACTTTCCATACCCGACTGGGCATTGTTTTTCAAGGTATTTCACAGTGCCGTCAAGCACCATTTTATCAGCATAATACCAAAATCCCTTAAAACAATTAAGGTTATATTTCCATACCTTGTCATTTTCAGGCATACCCCACTCCATATAAAGCGCAAAGTGTTCTATGTTGCGGAAAGCCGACAAAGCGTAAAAATTCTCGTACAATTTGCCGTATTCAGTATAATTCTCTTGTAATTTCAGCAGCCGAGCCCTGTTTTCCTCGGTGAATTTCTCTTTTTTGAGTTTATCAGCCAAAACAGCCATTTTTTTCAGTTTATCACGCAATGTAGGCAAAACAAATTTGCAGACATACTCAATATGCTTGCGGATTTCGTCCTCGCCCTCGTTATCACGCAACTGTGCCAAATAACCGTGTATCTGCGAATGCATAGTGCGATATAAATTATCGCTGACAGCTAAAACATACTCGTCACTGTCTAAATACTTTGCATTTTTGCGCATTTCGCTAAATGCAACACAGCCTTCACGAACAATCTCGCCGATATTATCCATTCATAGCACCTCCGCCAGTTTTTATTATTATAGCAAATAAGCCAAACAATTTCAAGTGTATAAAAAGCGACCGCCCAGCAGAGAGGTGTACAACTGCAGGCGGTCAAAGAAAGGAGATAATGAAAACGTCTAAACAAAACTTAAATATCAGAGTTTTCAAATACAATATACCACATATTTTCTCATTTGTCAATAGCAAAAAAGCAACAGCCATAATAGCCATTGCCTTTCCGCTATATCCAAAATTATTACTGTATAGCCATTATATCATATCCATTATTCTTTGTCAAGCTCTAACAAAAACGCAACATTGCAAGCAATATGATACAAGTGCGGCAAGCCACTATCCTCATCAACCCCGTGTGGCTCTTTCAGCCATTTGCATATGTGCCGCATTAAAGCCGCTCTGTATCGCTTAGGGTCGACATTCTTATAACTGCCCTCGCCATATTTTTCAGCACCATGTGTCATAACAACGCCCACAGCCTCTATTATCTCCGCAGGCACTAAATCCAACCTCGGCTTGCCACCGTCGTGCTTTAATCCGTCTGTAACAACATCCATTGTAATTCCACCTCTCTTAAATATCAGCCATAAGCCATACCGCCATTATAGCACCCCGTCCCGGCGCTTGTCAACCCTTGCATAAATTCTGCATTTTTATTCATTTTCTATGCACAAGCCGGCAAAAAACAACTTTGTAAATTTTTAAAATTCGGGGGGGTAACCCGACCGCTGGCTGACCTTTTCGGAATAGGGTTCGGGGTGGTTTTCGTTCCGTGAACGCCTTTAAATAAAACGTTTTTGTGTTACAAATACGAACGATAAAGAAACAAACGCACATTTTAAACCCGCTTTATCAATTTAGCACTTTATCGTGTTAAAGTTGATAGGTTTACTCCCTTTTATTTTTTTATACTTTTCTTTTATTTTTAGTTTATACTTTTCTTTTATATTATACTCATATAAATATTATATACTTGGTTATTGTTGTATATAGGCTTATAAAGACAACAATATAATAACACGGTGCAAGGCTTAATATTATGAATAAATAGGCATATAAAAATATTTATTTGAAGATTAAAATTTTACTTGACAATTATATAATATAGTGATATAATAAAGACAACGAAAGGAAAGGAGAAAAAAACAAGATGAAAACGGAAGATATTAAAAATTTGTTGCATTTGGTTGTTGAACTTCTAAAACGGTGTAAAACGGTCGACGAAGCTATAAAAGCAATCTGCAACGCTTACGACATCCACGAATAACAAACGCCGAGCCGGGCGGCATAACCCGGCAGCCTTCGGGCTTGTTAATTAAAATAAATAAAAGAGGTTTTAAAAATGAAAACAAACAACAAAAAAGCGCGCGAGAACATACGCAAATATGTTATTGCAAACTTTACCCCGGAGGGCTACACGGACAACCCGCCGCAGGAGTTCCCCGAAATAGCCCGCTTTATTTTATCCACTTTCAGAAATGAAAAATACAGCACCCCGGAAGACTTCCATTATTATCGAAATAACGAGCTTGTAGCGTTCGCGGATTGGTGCGCGGGGCTTTGCGGTGTTCTCGATACTTGTTATTTTTATAACCGTTACGCCGTTGATGACCTCGGCGCAATTCTTAAAGAAACAGAAGAAGAAAAAGCGCGCTATACAGAAGAACAAGCCGAAAATACATTAACTTTTTTAATTTATCGCGAGTTAATAAAAGGGGCTACAGAATAATGTATAACGGCGAACAATTGGCGCAGGCGCTGACCGTTTTCGGTCTGCCCTGCGTTTTTAAAGAAATGAAACAAACCCCACGAAATACAATATATTATTTTGATTTTACGGACTGGAACAAAGTCACAGCGGGCAGGCGCAAAACAGCACTTGACCGTCTTTCACTATATGCCGAACATCAATTTAATTATATTGACAGTAATATATCACATTTTGCAATATATCACGCTGAAGACAATTATAGTATTGTCCCGCTTTTCGAACTTGCCTTGCCTGCTGATGATACATATAAATTCATCGCGGGCATAAACGAGGACGGCGGACAAGTCAATATTTCATTAGACGGAATGACGCATGCATTAATTGCAGGTACTACCGGCAGCGGTAAAAGCGTATTTTTGAAAAGCTTTTTATATTCTTTATTGACTACCAATAGCCCGAATAAAGTAAAATGTGCTATTATAGATAAAAAACGCAGTTTGAATTATTGGAGCAGGGCGGCGCACTGTCTCAAAGTCGTTAATGATGATATTTCGGCAATAACTTTATTAAATACTTTTCAAAAAGAAATGTATAACCGATATGAAGAATTGCGGCGGCGAGGACTTGAAAAAAATATCGGGTTGTTTCCTAAGTGGGTATTGATAATTGATGAATTGGCGGATTTAATGCTGACCGAGCGCAAAACAGAAATTGAAAGTAAACTTGTTTCGCTTTGTCAGCTCGGGCGCGCTGCTGGTATTCATTGCATATTATGCACCCAGTCGCCCCGCGTTGCCGTTGTCAGTGGTTTAATTCAGGCAAATACCCCGACAAAGATTATATTTAAAACAGCGAACACGCGGGAAAGCGTGTTGTGTTTGGGTCATTCGGGAGCGGAAAAGCTGCTCGGGAATGGTGACTGCCTTATAAAACTTCCCGATAAAGTAAAAGATATTAGAGTACAAACGCCATTTGCAACTGATGAAGATTTCAGAAACTGTATAGAATAGAGGTATAAAAAATGATTTTTAGTGTTTTAGCTTATATTTTGGCAGTCGGTATTGGTTGTATATTCTTTGAGTGTACGAAAACAGGGCAGAAGCTATCCGATAAAATCTATAAGAAAATAATAAAATAATGCTTTTGACCGTCCGCGGCTCGTGGGCGGTTCTTTTTATGCCTATTTAAAACTATGCTTTAAAATGCTTTGTATTGCGCTTTAATATTCACTTTAGTATTTATATTCCCAAATAATAAAAAAGCCGTACAGCCCCAAAAGAAACGATATTTTTAATATTTTAAAGCAAAAAGAAACTGCCGAAAGTGTTTTTAAACTCTCGACAGTCTTTTTTATTGTTCCGATGTGGCTTGTAGTTCGGCTTGCAGTCTCTCAAATACTGCTTGCCGGCTGATGTGATGTCTTCTTGCTATTTCCGATATATCGCCCCATATCGCTTTACCCTCTCTACGCATAAGAGCGGCTTTTTTTATTTCCTCGCATAGTTCCGCTTTTGGCGGTCGGGTTTTAATATTACAATAAGCATTTAAAGTATATCTCACATTATACCGAGATATATTTAATTTATGGGCTATCATATCAACATTATGCAGTCCGCTTTCCCACAAGGCTTTTATTTGCTCCTTGTTGGCTGTGCCGTCGTCGCTTACCGCTCTGCCTCGCCTTATTATTCCGCCGTTCGCCTTTATGGTATTGACAACATAATATCGCGATACTCCTACAATATCGGCGGTTCTTGTTACGGTATAGCCCTTATAATAACACATCATAATGTCGTCAATTTGATTTTGCGATAATTTCATTCGTTGCCCTCATTGTTTGCAAAGTGATATCTTTCGTTTAATTCTACGGCGGTACGAGCGCAGTCGGCATATTTAGTATATATTTTTATTTGGTCGCTTAATGCCATTTTGTCTGCATTTTCTATACATTTTGTTAAAGTTTTACTTGCTCCGCGTATATAAGTCAGCAAATTTAAATACTCGTCCAACATTGCATTTATAATTATTTGCCGCTCTAAAAGTGTCTCATACAGTTCCTTGTAGTCAATTTCATTATCCATTGTTTTTGCCCCCTGAATTTGTTTCGCCGTAATCTTCAAGCCAGTAAACGCCTATAACCGTATTCCGCCCATATCAGGTTTTAACTACTTCATCGCGACGATTTATTATATAGCCCTTGTTGCGTAAATGGTATATAATTCCGCTTAACCTTGTCGCGCCGTAGAGTTCTATTGCCTGCATTGAGGTTAATTCTCTGCCTGATAATAAATGCTCTAATATGGCTTTTGTTTGCGTGTTGTCGCGTACCATTATTCTGCCCCCTTTAATATTCTACTTACCGTGGCTATGCTTATATTTAATATATTGGCTATGTCTCTGTAACTCTTATGCTCGGATTTCAAATTAAACACTTGTTGCCGAATTTCGTCTGATATTGTTTTCGGTCTGCCGAGTGTAACACCCTGTTCCTTTTTGGCTTGTAAGGCTTGCTTTGTCCTATCGGCTATCAAGTCGCGCTCGAATTGTGCAAAGCTTCCCATAATGTTAAACACAAGTGCTGACATTGCGTCTGTTCCGCTCTCGCCACCAATGGAAAGATTTTCTTTAATAAATATAACTTTAGCTTTTTTTGTCTTAACAATAAAGTTTGTCGTATCTATTAAGTCCTGCATTGACCTTGCCATTCGGCTCATACTTTCAAAATAGACTTCATCACCTTGTTGCAGTTTTTCAAGCATTTTTTCAAATTCTTCACGATTACAAGCCTTTTTTGTACCTGATATTTTTTCCTCAAAAATCATATCCAAATTATAATCTTTAAGTATAAATTCCTGCCTTGTAAACTCCTGCTTGTCTGCCGTTGATACTCGCATATACCCGTATTTCATTTTCATTTCCCTTTCTTGCGATATAAATAAAAGCCTATAATATATTACTTTTCTAACCGCAATTATATTATAAGCCTTTATGTAACATTTGTCAAGCAAAATATTTAATCTTTAAATGATTATTTCCAATAAAAAATAGGCAAAGGCAAAATCAACCATTGCTTGTGATAGAAAAAATGCCGTAATATAAGCGGGCGCTTTAGTCTTAAAGCCCATTACAGATAATGCCAAGCCCATAATGCCTATTGTTATGCCAAATATAGCTAATATTGTTTTAAGCATTTCATTCCCCTTTCTTGTCTAACAGAGCTTTCATATTTGCTAATTCTTTTAGTTCATATCGGAATTGCCCCTCGTTCAATGCGTCACTTGCCTTATCGAGTATACTTTCCGCGTCGCCTATTTGTACCAATTCGTGACCGTAGCCGCCCTTGCTCTTTAACCGTAGCTTGCTTGTTGACTCTTTCTGTTGACCTTGTTCGGCTGCTGAAAGAGTAAAGTTTATTAAATCGGCTTCAATATCACCGCATACTTGCTTGACATCATCAGCCGCATTGTTGCGTAAATGCTCAAATGCCGATACACTTATCCTTGCAAATGCCAAAAATTCAAGTTTATTCGGCGTATATGATATAGCCATATTTATATATGCCATAAGTGATAGATAAGCATTATAGATATTATAAATATCGTCTGCCGACAGTTTAAGGGCAATATCGTTTGTGACCGTGCGTTCCTGCCGAAGTATTTCGCCAAGTTTTACTCTTACGCGGTATTCAAGGGTATCAGCTAAATACTTTTCGCCTTGCCTTGATTTATTCATAATATCCGAACGGCATATCTCAATAAATTCTTCAAGCTGTGACTTTATTGTTTCAACTTTAGCTTGATATTTTGTCAATACTTCATTATCCATATTATTCACCTACCAACTGCACATACTGACCGTAGCTTAAATAAGTGCCGTGCAATTTATTATATTCCGCTCGTTCTTTTTCTATCATTTGCAAAGACTTAAAAGCCTTGCCTTTAGCTTTCTTTGCACGCGTAGGACGTGCAGATTTATATAATTCCAATTGTGCGAGGTCGCGCCTTTTCCGTGCGTCCTCTTTGCATATCGGGCATTTACGGTTATTGTTGTTAGTATAAAATTCCCTGCCGCAATCGTTACACGGTTTATGCTTTATATTATCCTCTATTAACTTATTTATAACTGCTATATCACTTACTACTATTACGGCGCTATATCCTAAACTGTCGCATATTTCGTTTATTGACATATCCTTTGCATAATAAAGCCGTGTAATGGTTCTTTGCCGGGCGCTTTTTACTAAGTCTAATAGCCGTGATATTCCGCTATCGTCTATAATTGCCTTTTCCATTATTTCAATAACCCCTCCACATCAATTCCGCTTTCTTTAAGTTTTTGTTCGCATAACCACCAAGTGCAATCCTCGCCCATTTCGTACTTGTCTTCAAGGTCAATCTGCATTTGTTTTAACTTATCAGCGAATTTTTCTAACCGTTCCTGTCCGAAACCATAATCAAAACGGAGAATGTATAATATCTGCGCCGCAACTTGATGATTATAACGGCTCAACAATTCGTTAAATTCTTTTACACATTCAGCCCTTAATGCTTTTCTCTGTGCGCTTGTGGGCTGTTCTTTATTTAACCTTACTTTCATTTTCTCTTATCCTTTTTACGCTTATTGAATAAGTATTTTTCTCGTTATCTATTTGTGTATTAAAATATGTCATTCTTCTTATTCTTCCTTCAGTAATTCAGGATTGTCGTGGATATTGCCGATTACATAAGCACCGTGCGAATCTACCAAATAATTTATAGAGTTTCCACACTCATATAAATCATCTTCATCATAATCTTTGCCTAACGCCCAAAATCCCACATATTCAGATAAAGTGTCCATATCAGGATTACAATGTCCAAATAAAACCCTATAATAAATATCCGTGCCAATAGGACATGCAAAGCCACCACCTCGATATGCTTTAAAGTGAAGTATATCTCCCTCAAAAATCTTTGTGCCATTTTTATCGGTTAAGCCCGTGTATTGTCCGATAGTTTTCGGGTCAACGGCATATCTTCCTAAAAAATTGAAATAACCGCCGTTCTGTATGGCATTACAAACAATAAAATCTTCGTGTATGCCGTGTTTATGCCAGTGCATTGTAGCTTTAGCATAAAAACCATATACCCACTGACCGCTATTTATTCGTTTCCCTCTAAATAATATTTCTCTCATTCTTCCTCACCAACCATTTCTTTTAAGAGATTGTCAATAGCGATAACATAATCGTTACACTCGTAACAACATTCTCGGCAATTATAATCGCAATCATCTTCAAGGCGTATTTCCTCTTTTAGTTTCTTTGCAAAATCTTTGACTGCTTCGTTTGGTTTTTCAAGCAAACATTTAACCCAATATTCCTCGCCACTTTTACAACGATTGACATAGTTCTTTAGTTCCTCAATTTCCGCCTTTTGACGGTTGATAAAGTCGAGAACCAATTTGGTAAGAATAATTTCGTCACACTGACCGAACATTTCACAGCCTACGCAATCCTCTGCGTTTATATGGCACTCTAATGCCTTTATAATTTCCTCGTCAGTAATTTTCTTATCGGTCATATCCATTCTCCTTATATTTGATAAAGCCTTTGCCATAAATTTCATTCAGAACATCAAAACAATGCCCCAAGCCTAAACCTTTGCTATTTGGCTACCAAATGCCGTCATCGTTGTACTCGCCACCACCGATACAATATTCGTACTGCCGAGGATGTGTCTTCTTTAATCGTAACCAACGGCTTTCCTTTTCAAGGTGACACCCAAATCCGCAAAACATACACCCCGTGCGCTTGCACCCTGTTGTAGTCAGTTTCCCGTTGCAGTCCTCAAACATGGGCTGTTGCTCAAATATTTCGTTCCCTGGCTTGATTATTTTGGATTCATCAACAATATCGCCGTAAACGCTTGCTATTGACAGGCTGTCCCGCTTTATGTACTGAAGAACATCCTGCTCTGTCCAAAAGGACATGGGCTTGCTCATAGGGCGTTTACTGTCGAAAGCATTACAGCCCGTTTTTAGCCAAGCATCAGTTCTGCGGTTACTCTCTTCAGCCAAGAGAGCTATAATTGGTTTTTTCTCCTTTTCCTTTTGGCGAATGGGCTTTTCCTTCATTTCGAGACAGCACCAATTTGATATGTTAAAATCGACATTTAGAAGAGGCGCATATTTAACATAACGCTTCCGAAATTGAGAAGGCTCACCATTTGTTTTCAAACCTTTTATTTTCTTGAGCCCAAATTCCGCCCCCTTTTTGCCATAATAAATCGTTTCCGCCACATCCTTGCTAATTATCGGATACCCGTATTTTTTGATAACCTCGTCAAATCTCATTTTGGGGTGAAGAATTGTAACATTCTCAAAGGTTTTTACAAACTTCCGAATTTCGGGATATTCCAATCCCGTGTCAACGAAAACCGCCTCTATATTCGGATACAACTCTCGGACAATATGGAGCAACACCGTGCTGTCCTTGCCGCCCGAAAAGCTCACATAAACGCCGTCTGTGCCGTACTCCTTTACCCATTCTCGGATACGCGTTTTAGTCATCCCGACCTTTACTTCAAGTGGCATAGCTTGAAAATATTTCAAATCTTCTCTTGAAGGCAATCTTAATCCCTCCCGTTAGCGCTCAGTATTGCGCATACGCCGTAGCCGACTATCGCGCCGATTATTAGTCCGATTATAAAATTAATCATTTTCTTTGTACCTCTCCCAATTTTCAAATTCTACACAGTTTGCGCACGGCATATCCGAACGGTCATTATCGTAATATGCGCAATCCTCACAACACATTGGCTCATTCAAATTATCCATACTTATCTACTCCCCTTTCTCAATAAGAACGCCCCCACAAATGATACGGCACTTGCAGGAGCGTTTATTCTATGCGGCATTACCCGGTTATAGACTATTTAATTGTTCAGAGCCGTATCTCTGTTAATTATAATAGCATATAGTAATTTATTTGTCAAGAATATTTTTAAATATTTTTTGAATTATAACATTTCTCCAAATATCGCTTCTAATACAGCCACTACGATTGAATTGCCTGCTTGCTTATATAACTGGCTATTTGAATTTACTTGCGCAACTTTTTCAAAATCTTCATCGTCAAAATCCATAAGCCTAAAGCACTCTTTTGGTGTTAGCTTGCGTATTCTCACTTGCTCTTTAACTTTCACTTCTTGTTTTAGTTGGCTTTTTCGGTATCTGCTTTTCAATGGCAGAGATAGCTATATCTAAACTTTTGCCGCCAATAATAGGCTGTATGTTTTCGCGAATGTCAATTATCGCTTCTTCGTTTGTCATTCTTCCTCACCGTTACCTTTCTTTTTTATGCCTTTTTTTATGGCAACTTTTGCATAATGTGATAAGATTTTCGGGTTCATCACCCCCACCATTGCAAACAAATTTGATGTGATGAACATTAAGATTTCCGTTATCTATCGGAATATAAATACCGTGTTCGTTTTTAAATGCGTTAAATTCTCCGCAATCTTGACAAGTGAAATTATCCCGGTAGAGTATTCGCAATGAATAACTGTCACGACCTCTATTCCATACGGTCATATTATTAAACAATCTGCTACATTCTTCCGAGCAAAAAGATGTTCTTCTCCCGCTTAATTCTTTACCACACCACCTGCAATGTTTTGGTTTAACGTATTGAGGTTTACGAAAATATACCCTTTCGCCCCATTGCTTACTTGCTTCTGACATTGAAGGGAAAGGTCGTCTTGTCCCGTCCCTTTCCCAATATTTTTGGTACATCATTCCTCACCCCCTTGCTCAAAAAATCTACAAGCAAAATCTTTTAATCTAATATCGGTTGCCGCACTGCCTGTTATACCCATTATTTTACACTTATAATGGCTATGCATACCGCATTGTAAATTTATGCAATATTTGCAATCTTTACATCTGTGATAAGTATCATATCCTGCACCCATTCTAAATTTACTTTTAATTGTCATTTTCAATCATCCTCATTTAACATTTTTTCAAACAATTCAAGGTCATAAGCGGCACCTTGCACTTTCCCTTTTTCCACTTTTTTATTATCATAATTGCCATCAAGCACTTTTGCAAAATTACTGTCTTTCATCAGCCAATCAAAATTTGCTTGCCAACTGTGATTATTATTTCCCTTTAAAAAATTGCTCGTTTCAGCTTTAGTAAAAACAGTTCGTATTTGTTCAATATCATATTTGTTTACAAGTGATTTTATGGCGGTTTTTTTCGCATTTGATACAGTTTTCACTTTTGGCAATGATGCGCAAATTTCGTTGTATAAGCCAATAATATCGGCAATAATGTTTTCTTTTTTATCTTTTTCTTTATTAGATATATTATTATTTTTATTATTTTCAAGCATTTCTATTTTTTTATTTAAGCACTTAATATGTTCTTTTAAAGCATTTGTCTCTTCAATGCTACTTGTTGGTTTTGAGAGTTGTTGGTTTTGAGAGTTCTTGCTATCTATAATTTTAATTTCAATATCTTCCGCAGATTTTTGCGAAACAATATAGCAGACTTCAATGTGCCAACCGCTTATTTTTTTCTGATTTCTCGCCTGCACAATATTTATTAAACCATTTTCTTTTAATGTTTGTTTTGTTTTTCTTATTTTTTCACTGCCCCATTTTAAGCATTTTTTTACATATTCATCACTTGCTTTTATAACATTCGTTTTTTGCCATTTTGCCGTTTTGTAATAGAATAAATACAAAGCTATGCAATCCGCAGAGTTCTCAAATTGGTAAATTTTATCAACTGTTGCTTTATGCAAAATAAGTAGATTATCCGAAATATCATTTAGTTTTAATTCTACCATATTAACTCCTTATAAACAAAATCCGTATGCCCCTAATAGTTGCGGTATTAGAGACACGCGGAATTGTGGCTGTTATTCAGTTTTAATCGTTATCCGACCGCAACTCGAATAACAACCTTTTGTTGATACAATCATTATATCACATATAAGTCATAAAGTCAATATCTTTTACGTTTAGTTCGGCGATTATATTCCTCTACAAAGTCGATTTTCATTCCACGAATATCACTCTCGGCTTTAGCTTTAACTTTAATTTTAGCCAGCAGTTCATCACGTTTGAGCTTCCATTCCTTGTATGTTTGGCAACACGAATGACAATTTGCCGACCTGTTTGTACAGCCTAAGCACGGAGCATTATCATATAAAAGCATTATAATCACCTCGCAAACGTTCTCTAAATTGCCCTGTGAACAATTTTTAGTTTAAGACAAGTATTTTATCGCCTAAAGAATAAAAACCGCCACGGAGCCTAAAAGAATTAAGATTTTGGCATTACCACGGCAAATCTCCCGAACCGTCAAGTATGCTGTCTAACTCATTGCCCGAATTTTTAACACTTACACCCGCATTGTTGAGATTGTTTGCGACTGCATTAAGCGGGTCAGCCTGAACATCAACATTAGCCGATTTCTTGTTTTCGGCAAAATAGAAGTTATTGACATTGACCTCATATGCCGTGCGGTTGTTGCCGTCTTTGGCTTGATACTTTCGGGTATACAATGAGCCGTCTACGGCAATAAGCTGACCTTTTTTAACATACTTGCTCATTACCTCTGCGCCTTTGTCCCAAATCGTACAAGGTATAAAATCGGTTGTATCTTTGCTATACTTACGGTCAACCGCAAGCGTGAAAGAACATACAGATTTTCCACTTGTTGTAGTTTTAAGTTCCAAATCACTGGTTGTACGCCCTAACAACTGAATATTATTCATAATTTATCCCTCTCTATACACTTTCGTGTAATATATATTGGTTTAATACTGCCTTGCAAATAGACCATATCATCAGCCCCATTTCCTCTTTAGGCAAAAAGCAAATGTGCAACCCATACTTAATTTCAAAAGTATGCAAAGCACCGTAAAAAGATTTGGGGTTATAATTGTTCTGATATTTTTGAGTTATAATATCGTGCCAACCACCGATTTGCTCGATTAAAAGGAATTTATGCGCTTTGTTTTGGGCTCGTTTTAACTCATAATGAAAAGTTTCATTTTGAATATTTGTAGCAATCTCGCTAAGACTTGATTTCCTTTCTATCGCGAGTTCATCGGTAAAATAATAGTCAGTTGGAAAACCGAGTTCTTCATTCTTTGGTATCATAAAACAATAATCGCCCTCTCTTAATTTACGGTGCTGATAATTTATTTTATGTTTTTCAAAATACGATATTATATGCTCGTTCTTTTTTTCAACAGTATCACACACTATTGTCATACTTTTTAACAAGGTTTCCCATTGTTTTTTTGTATAATAAGGCTTTATAATTTATAACCCCTTTCTTTTCGTCTTTGCAAAGGTTTATATAAAGTCGCTATCGTCACTGTCAAGGTCACTGGTTAATCCCTCAAAGTCCGCTGTCGGGCTTGCCCCTGTATTCCTCAATAGAGCCGATATGGAAAAATTATCATAATATTTATCCCCAACTTTATTTGTCTTGATATTGGCTGACTTTATTTCAAGTATTTCCACCATATCACCGACTTTGCACTTAAAATCGTGATTTTCAGCCCATATTGCAAGCTTTTTATTGCCCTCGGCTTTGAAAAAACACCAATCGCCTTTTGAGCCTGTGCCGGACCGTGTATCAGCCACGGTCAGTACTGCGCCCTTTTCTATTTTTGCCATATATTATTGCTCCTTATTTAATTCGATTGTAACTGTTTGCGGGGTATCAGCTTGATTTGAATAATCAGTATATCCGTAAACATCTTGTATTTCATCTTGTGTTTGATAGCCATACAAAACTTCGGGGCAATATGCTCTTGCAAAAAAGCTGGCGGTTCTGTACCTCATCATCTGTTGCGGGTAAACTTGCCATTTTGAGCCTTTTTTATCATACCACCCCTCTTTTTTGGCAAGGTCTATTGATATGACTTCCGAAGTTAAAACCTCGTTATCGGATAACCTTGTGGCTTGCGCATAACAAGCCGTTTTTTCTTTGTTAAAAACAAACTTCAAAGGCGTGAATTTATGACAATTATTTATTGCCATAATAGCATACTGACCCGACCAACCAATTTGACCGTATACCGAATACATATTGTTGAGTATCATTGCCAAAGGCTGATTTGAGCGAATGGCAATATCCATAGCTACAAGTATATCTCCTGCTCTGCCCTTAAATCGTTCGGGTATGCTATTACCCTGTGCTAAATTATTTGCAAGTTTAAATTGGAATTTCATTTGTGCCGTATCGTTCCAAGCTAAACCGCAACTATCGGTTGTTGACATACCGAGACTTGAATTATCAACGGTATTTTCTTCGGAAATTTCCGAGGTTTCAATTATGTTTTCTTTTTCCAAATCTTAAATCTCCTTTATAAAAAACTTTTTTTAATGGCATTTTGTTTAACTTATATCTTTCCCAAATAGTACCCTCAATATAGTATTTTCTAATTGTTTAATAATATCCCCGCCGTAGGCATTTCGGGTTATGTCGATAAATTCTTGAACAGTAAACATATCGTGTTCGAGGTCATAGCCGCCATTTTTGACAAATGAATTTCTGCCCATTTTGCACGAGCCAGTCAGTCGATTATGCCAAAGATAAAAGTCTTTTGCAGGATATTTTTTGTTGAGGTCTGAAAATTCTTTGAGAAATAACTCAATAGCCTCGTCAGTGTCTATATCCTCAAAAATTTTATCTTCCAAATCTTTAAGCGCTTTTTCCAAAGTCTCGCCGTGCGCGAATTTGTTGTGTCCCTTGACTATATAACAGGGCGATAAACTTAAATCACTATTTAATATAAATCCTTTAGCAACATTGCCTTTAATATGTTTAATTACGGTAGGTATACTATCAATTTGATAAACAATATCACCATTTATTGACTTTATGCCGTAGCCGTAGCCGTAGCCGTAGCCGGAGCCGTCGCCGGAGCCGTAGCCGTAGCCGTAGCCGGAGCCGGAGCCGTAGCCGTAGCCGGAGCCGGAGCCGTCGCCGGAGCCGTAGCCGTAGCCGTAGCCGTCGCCGGAGCCGTAGCCGGAGCCGTAGCCGGAGCCGGAGCCGGAGCCGTCGCCGGAGCCGGAGCCGTCGCCGTAGCCGGAGCCGGAGCCGTTGTTGACAGACAAAAATTCTTTTATTTTTACCTCTTCCATTCGCCAACACCTTCAATAGATTTAATTGCGGCTTTACTGCAAGGTATAATTTCTATAACACCCAATATTGCAATTTCGGGAACAACAACAGTAAATTTGCAAGATGAAGCGGCGTGCGTACCGTCGACTGCTAATTGTGATAAACTCGCAGCGCCGTCCCAATACCATAAACGGCGACAATTAGTTAATGTAACCTCTGAACCGTTTTTCTCTTTTAGTGTTCCGAAAAACACTCCAGCTCTGTCTGCTCTTATAATTACTTTTTTACCAATCATTTCAAAGTCTCCTTTTATTTGTTTTTAATTTTTAATTTTTTAGCAAATGCCTTGTGTAAAGTTAAACAAGCATAGAACAATGACAAATCGTCCTCATATGGTGTCAGCTTATATTTGCCGTCTTTTTTAAGGTGAAGAATACCTAAAAAGCCCACAGTATCTAGCGACCTTTGGGAAAATATAAACCTCGGGCATAACAAATTTGAATATGCAGGTAATTGTATCTGTGCAAGCTGCTTTTTCACTGTACTGCTTGTTTTCAAATCTATTATGGCATATTGCCCAATAAATTCTGAAATATCCGTTTTGCACTGCTTTTTGACAGTTTTTGCAAAGTCCTCATCAATCACATATACTCTGTCGAGAGTTCCCGCATAGCCCGCTTCTTCATCGGCGAGTGGTTTTTCAATATAGGTATATTCCTTGATTTTAAAGTCTTTGCGGAATTTGACATAGGCATTAAGATATTCCACATATTCGGGCGAAATTTCACATTTGCCAGTTTTGTCTAATTCTTCTGTTGCCTTATGCACCGCCGTTCCGCGCTCACAAGCCTTATCAAGCACATATTTGGATATATCGTTGCCGTATACTTCGCGGCTTGCAAACCTTGATATTTCGGAAACAGAGGGCAACTCAATGCCGTCAAGTTCGTACCTATGACCCTCGTCAAAGAATTTTAAATTTTTCAAGGTCAGTTTTCCCCCATTCGTCTGCAAGGTCTTCTTTGTGCATATCAATATATTTTGCTTTCTGCTCTGCAATTATTTTCGGATTTTCAATTTCGATAAACTTTAAGACCAATTTTAACAGAGAATTGATTTTGTCAACATTGCTAAATACTGACAAGGCAAACTCATTTATATTGCCTTTTGTAGTTATCTTTTGCGCAAAATCGAACAAATCATCAGTGCTGTCAAAATTATACGCTATGCACTTGTCGCACAAGCCGTTAGTCAGTTCGTCCTCGGTGAAGTATTCCTCACACTCATTGCAAGGGAACGCTTCCTCAAACTCATCAATTCCACAATAAGGGCAAATGCCTATTGAATATGCTGTTTGGCTTTCCCCATATGGTACAAATTGTTCGCTTGTTTCGGGCTTTTCAAATGTTCGACCGCAATTTTTGCATTTAAACATTGCTTGCCTCACTTCTGCGCTTTTCGTGTTCTTCCTCATAGGCTTTCGTTAAGTCTTCAAGCTTGCGGTTATAGTCTTCCGGCAAAAGAGCTTTTATAACATCAGAAGATACATAAAAATCAATGTTTTCATTGATATAATTAAACCTTACATTTGCAAATAAAGCTTCTCTTAACAAGCAATGTCTAGTATTTGTTTCCATAATAGCATTATACCGCCCTAATGGAATTGTAACTATATCTGTGCGTTCTCCCATTTATTTCTCCCTCTTTCCTTTCGGCACATCCGGCACCTTATAAGTTAGTTTGTAGATTTCCTGTTGCAATTTAATGTTTTCGCTTTGAAGTTTTTGATAGCGTGCTTTAATTGAACAATATGCGTAATGCCATTTATGCACCAATATATAAGCTATGCATATAGCTATTACTGCTAATATTGCAACTATTATAGCCCAAATCATTTAACCACCCACCTTTCTAAGAATTATTTGTTTCCCCACGGTCTCTGCCGTAATCAGCACTGTATCACCGCCGTCAATGCCAAGGGCTTCCCTTATTTCTTTTGGCAGATTGACCGTAACATTAGTGCCGCTTTTCTGCACTTTTGCCGTTGCTTGCAATTTCAATTTTTAACCCCCTTTCTTGATTGCAAACTAATTATATCACACTAAAAATAGTTTGTCAAGAATATTTTTAAATATTTTCAAATATTTTTTAGGATTAGAGAGAAAAGGAAAAAGCACCCCAAAATGGAGTGCCTTTCCCATTCAAAAGGAAATGAATTTGTAAGTATAGTATAAGCTATAAAGGGCTAAAAATCAATAGCCTTTTACAGTTTCCATACACCTTTTGAGGGTTTTAAAATAACCCATTCTGTAAAAAGGTGCGTAATTTCCGTAAGCCATAATTTAACCCTCGTCTTTCTTAAAGTAATATTCAGGAATTTCATTCCCGCTATTCCAAATATCAAAATATTTGCCGTCTTTAACGCATAGGGCGTGTGTGCCGGTACCGAGAATGAATGTCCCCTCGGGATTGTCTTTGCAAAAGTCCTCAACGGTGTAACAGTCACAATCATTAGGAATAGCATATCTCTTATAGCCCTTGTCTTTCAAATATGAAGCCCATACACCGTTACCGCTCGGCATATCGCAAAGCATAGCGCCTTGTAGGCATAGTCCCCAATAAGTTGTATGCCAATCTTGATTGAGCGCCGTACTTATTGCTCTTATCACACAATCTCCAGTGCGACGATTAAGAGGATTTACATTAACCTCGTTAAAATATTCCATAATAGCACCACCTCAAACGCTATCTTTCATTTCCATTTCGAGTTTTAACAATGCACATTCGTATAATTCTAATAGTTTTCCTTGCTCTTTTGCTTGCTCTATGCGGTCAATTACTTCTTTACGGCTCATACCGTATTTTGTCTGTAATGCCGCTTTCAAAATATCATTCATTGGTAATCACTCCTTTGTTTATATTATAACTCTAAATAAAACAAAAAAATCGCACGATAAACGCACGATTTACGCATAAAAACTCCCCCACGGCGAAAGTATTTAAAATACCGTGGGGGAATAGAAAGGAGGTGTCCGCCGATTGCGGAATTTCCGACATAATTAAATTTCTTTTAAAATTTTCTTGCAGATAGAATTTATTCGTTTTGATACCGTTCTATCGCAAATATTTAACTTAATAGCAATTTGCGTTATTGAATAACCTTTACGGCGCAAATCAAATATTTCGATTTCTTCTTCACTAAACGGACAGCGTTCAAGAAATCTTTGGTATTCATCATATGAAAAGTCAAACTTATTCAACGCTTCACCGCCTTTTTTGTTTAAGGCGAGTGACCTTTATTTTTCGTTTAATACGCTTACGATTCTTCGGTGTGATTCTAATTTTTCGTATTCGTTGCCCCATTGTTAATATCTCCATCATTACCGATATAGTTATTAACACCATACCCGTCTCGCTCGATGTTATCTACTGCAATATCACTTGTTAAAACTACATATATGATACCACCAAGCACCGAGAGCAATGCAAGAAATGTTACAAGCCAAGCGATAAACCACCGTTTAGATTGTTTGCGTGTATCTTGCACAAGCCGCATTGCGAGGCTTTCTTCAACCTTTTGCTTGCCTTTTTCTGCGACATCTTGACAATTACAAGGCATTTATATCACTCTCCCGATAAAATTGACTATCTCGGCGGCTAATATAGTTGTAGCAAGCCCAGTGATAAACTTAACTATATTAAATAAGGTTTTAATGCGCTCATTTATCTTTGCGTTATCCAATTCGTCGAGACGGACACGCTCTGCCAAATCGTTATAATCTTTGGCAATACTGGTTCGGCGTGCTTCGCATTCCTTTTGAGTAACATAATTGTGTTGCTCTGTCACTTTTATTCCCCCTTAACTTCGGGCAAGCCCGCAAAGCTGTTAAGGATTGAGAGAAGTCCTGCAAGGATTGACGCTGATACAACAACTTTCCAATCAACCGAGGAAATAACCGCCGATGTGCCTATAGTGGCAACAGCTGTCTGTGCTACGGTTTTCAAGGCTCTCACACCCGCCGCTTTGAACCACTGCTTTGTAAATATCTTTTTCATAATATTACCTCACTTCAATTTGTATGCCGTCAATCTCTTGCCCGAGTATTCCAGCATATCCATTATTGCTGTCTTTGGTGTTATAGCCTGTTACCCAAGGCAACCAAGCATTTCTGCGGCGCAAATGCGCTCTGTATCTGATTGTTTTGCCTGTATCGGTTTTCATCATAAGACCGTCAATTGGCTTATTGTAAAGACCTGCATAATCGGAACGATTAACCACTTCAGGCAACCATTTACCGCCTTTATAATGCACGGCATAGGTTATATTGCCCTTTGAAAGATTGGCGAATACACAACATACATCGTGACCGAACAACCCGGCATAATCTTCCGTATTCTTGACATTCGGCAACCAAACGTTTTTAACATCATCCCATATTTGATAGATTACATCTATCTTTGTGGGTTGAGGTGCAGGAGTAGGCTTAACAGGTTGCACAGGTTCACCCATTTTCGACTTAATGAGATTAAGGAAATTATCCCAACCGTATTCATCGAGTATTCTATGTGGGCAATGCTTGTGATTGCCGTAGTCCTGATGTTTGGTGACCCTATCAATACCCCAACCGTAGTCCTTTAAAAGCTTTGCGGTAAGTTCTGCGGCATTATCAAGCGCCTTTAACCAACGCTCACCGCCCGATTTTGAATAGCATATCTCAATGGCTATTCCCTCACGGTTTCCCTTGCCGTTGCCATCACTTGCGTGCCAAGCATTGCGATTAAGGTCTATACCTTGAACAGCCTCTTTATCATCAACCGCAAAATGGAAAGAAGTCTCCATATTATTACGGTGCATATAGGCTATTTCATTTTCGGCGCTTGCGTCATTCGCCGTGTTGTGCATGACTATCAGTGTCGGTGTCATAGCATAAGGGCATTTAATACTAATTTTATCCACAGGGCAATCAATTTTTCTAATTGTTACCATTTTTTCAACTCCTTTTATAATTCTATTTTAATTATATCATTTATTTTTAATAAATCAAGTTATTTTTTTAATTGCCGTCATATGTTCCTAAAATACCAAGGATTTTGACACCTTTTTTAATATTTTCAGGCTTTATATTACTATCTATTGTACTATCTACACTTGGTTGATACACTTTTGTTATACCATTTTTATCAGTAGAGGGCAATATCTCTTTATAGAACCCTCCCATTACTTGTTCAAATAATACTCCTGCATTATCTGTTAAGAGCGTTGTGACGGGATATAGATTTGTTATACCCGTAACCTCGCCTGTTGCTGTCGGGGTATATATTTGCCCTTGATAAGGTTCATAAGCAGTTGCTGTTGAGCCAAGCTCTAACTGTATATTTTCAAATGTCATAGTTACACCAATAGGTGCATTGTATGAAGCATAAAAATTCAATGAATATGTTTTACTTTCTGTTACCGTAAAGCTAATGTCGATAAAACCTCTAAAAGCGGTATTTATAATAAATTTCTTATTTTCATTATCATATACAGCCCAACCACCATTATAACTTGTATCTGAACAGGCTACAGTACCACTACAATAATAAGTACCTGCTGGTAAATAAGTATAGCTTCCCACGTTCATTAGTTTTGATGTTGCAGTAGTTTTAAAAGTAAACCCATTAGTTGTTTGAGTTAATTCTACTACACTTGTGCCAGCTGTTAAAGTAGATTTATTAAATAAATTCTTACCGCACCTTGTTACAGTAACAGTTGAGAAATCTGAAATGTAAGGAGTGTATGCAGTAGCGGTTGAGCCGAGTTCCAACTGAGGTTTTAAAGTGCCGCTTACAGTTCGGTTTGCCGGAATAACAAGATAACAATTTGTATTATTTGTGTTTTTTGTCGGAGTAAATGTTGTGGAAGTGTCTGTTAATAACGGCATATAAGCAGACTGCCCTTGCGTTGAGTCGTAAATAAAGAATGTAGCACCGCCGCCGAAAGAATAATTTCCGCTTGCAGATAAAGTATAAGTTACCCGTTGTTTTAAGTTCATAGCTTTGTAAACAAAATAAAATGTTGCTTGAGCGGTCGAAGTTCCGCTAAAACTTATACTACCGTCTGCATTAACCGTAAAAGTAATTCCATTGAGTGTTTTTGTTGTATCAAAGTAGGGGTACGGTATTAAATTTTTACTACCCAATTTAGCATTTAATGTTTTAGGTGTATTATCAGGATATTTCAACTGCACAACACTTTTATGCTCACTAAGAACATTAGTAAAATTTTCTAATATTCTTTCTTCGCCTTTGAGATTTTCTATTTGTGCGGCTTTATCAACAAGGTCTTTATATTTTTCAGTAGCCGTTGCTGTGATACCTTTTGCGGTAATTATTTCAGCTAATCTTTTCTGTTGATTTTTGGCGTCTTGTAAATAACCTGCTGTTGACATTATGCAATTACCTCCTCATCTGTCGGTTCTTCATCACTTTGTGTTGATACATCATTGAACATTGTGGCAAGAATAGAGTTTATATTACCTATTGCATCATCTACATATTTCTTTGTAGCATAATCACTTAAATCAACCATACCTGCTAATACATCATACTTATATTCAGTACCTGTTGTATTGACTATAACTACATTTGTCCCTGCTGGATAGGTCTTGCCAACGCCCTCGACAAAGTTTGAATTTGTGGTAAACTCACTCTCAATATTGTAGACAAAGCCCTCGGTTTCTTTACTCGGTGTAGGCAAGTCAGCTATTGTCGGTATAGAACCTTTAGCCTTGTAAACTGATGATACTTGTGTAGCTATTGCGTTTTCAACAAAGCCCTGATTTATAGCATAATCTTTTTGTGATGAAGATGTCGGGTTTTTGATATTGGTGAAAAATATGCCGTCATTTTGAATTATTATTTTCCCAACAGTATTACCGTTAACATCTTTAAGGTCAAGTTCTCTATCGCTTGCACCGTCAACAATGTCAGCAAAATAATCTTGCTTCTCAAGTAAGGAATTTTCAACATCTTTACTGTTCGCTTTTTCCGACA